TATATAGAGATGAAGGGAATATCAATGAACACTTTATGATTAGGAAGGATGTGATTAAGGAAATTGGTGAAGTCTTTGATACAGATTTCTGGCACGTAGGAGTAGATAATCTTCTATGGGCAAAGATGGAAAAGTTAGGATTAGCAGTAAGAGCTGAGAATGCTTTTGTTCGTCATAATCATTTTACTCAAGGTGCAGAAATAGACAAAGTCTACAATCTTGGGTGGTCTAAGGTTGAAGAAGACCGTGCTTTATTAGTAAAAAAATTAAAAGAATTAGACAAATAATTGATTAAAGATAGGCAACATTCTATAATAAATATATAACATAGTAAAAAAAACTAAGATGAACCCTCAAATAAAAATTTTACATAACATAGGAAATACGATAGAGATACCAAATGAATTGGAGTCTAAGGCTTCAACCTATATAAGTGATAATGTAGTATCGGGGGTAACTTCTATCCCTGTTGATAATACGACTGACTTTTCAGATACTCCAACATTATTATTACTATCATCAGTTGGTACAGAGAATGCTGAAATAGTTACATCAGATTCAAATACTACAAAGGCATTTACTACATTAGCTACTTTAATGTTACATAATAGGGGAGATAATGTTTCCGAAATCAGTTGGGACCAAATTGTATTATCGAAATGTTCTACTGTAGATGGTACTTACACTCCACTTGCTCCTCAGACTATTTTCGTTACACAACAAAAAACTACATTTTTTGATATAGCTGGAACAGGAACTGACTATTATAAAATACAGTGGAAAAACTCTATTACTGGTAATCTTTCTGATTTTTCTGAAGCTGTTAGTGTAGCTTCATATCCTACAAATTCAGTAGCTTCTATTATATATCCAGTGCTAAAAGCAATGGGGATATCAGAAGATGATAATAGAATTACAGTTCCTTTCTGTATATCAGCAGTAAATGATGCTAGGAAATTTACAGCAGCTAAATTATATGGTATTCGTCAAGCTTGGCAACAATCTTTTGAACATCCTATAAAGTTATTAGCTGGGAATAATTATGTTGACTTACCAACTGATATAGATTTTATTGAAACAGATAGGTCTGTTCTAGCTGCTAGATTTATAGAAGGAGGTTTAACTTATATAGATAAAAAAGATTGGAATAGAATATCTTGTTCTACAGCTGGTAGTAAAAATTCAAGTTTAATTACAATAGGAGATAATACTATAACATTAGATAATGTAGGAGACTTCGCTGATAATGATTCAGGAGTAGCTTATATATCAACTTCTATCTACACAGAAGAAATAGAAGAAATAGAATATACGGGTGTAGATTTAATTACAAATCAACTTACTGGAGTAACTGGAATTACTAGAAATATTCCAGCTGGAACTATGGTTTGGTCGAAGCCTACAATTTCACAGCCTACCTATTATACTGTCTTTGACGAGAAATTGTATTTCGATAAAATAATTCCAAATTCAATGCAAGGTAGTAATGTTTACATTGATTACTACAAGAAGATTGATGAAATTGTAAATCTCTCTCAAGAATTAAAAGAACATTACAGAGAGATGTACAAATGGTATTTGCGTTATGCTATTAAATATCGTAAAGATACTTCACTTAGTAGCAAGGATACAGATTTAGTAAAGTTCGAGGGTTTAACCTTAGCTTTATTTAGCAATCTTTATTCTGGGCAAAATACTATTATTATAAATTAATATTAAAATATATGGCAAGAACAAACCCTCTTATCCCCTTAGTGGATATACAACAACAACAACAACCTGGTAATACAAGTTCATACCAATTGATTACATTAGGAACTATTACAGGTGGAACACCATACGCAGGAACGGATTATGCAAACCTATTTGCATTAGAATGTTTACTTCAAGATACAGATGGTTCAGCTGTTTATCAAATGACTGGTACAGTAGCTTCTCCATCTTGGTCAACTATTGGTTCTGGTGCAGCTGGTGCAACAGGTTATACAGGTTATACAGGTTATACAGGTCCTACAGGTTATACAGGTCCTGATGGTGCAGATTCTTTAGTAACAGGTCCAACAGGTCCAACAGGTTATACTGGAGCTGATGGAGTTGCTTCAGATACAGGAGCTACTGGTTACACAGGTCCAACAGGTTCTACAGGTTATACTGGATATACTGGTGATTCAGGAGCTGATTCTACAGTTACAGGTCCAACAGGTCCTACTGGTTATACTGGATATACTGGAGATTCAGGAGCTGATTCTACAGTTACAGGTCCAACAGGTTATACTGGTCCTCTTGGGATTACTATAGTTGCAAATGAAATAGTTACTACAGTTGGTGGTTCATCAGTTGAAAATTTTTCAGCTGGAGACTTTGCTTCAGTAGTTGCTTCTGACACAGTTTGGGTTCAATTAGTAGATAATGGAGCAAATAATGTTTCAGTATTATCAGCAGTTACAAATGCTGGTTCTATAGACATTACCTTCTCTGCTGACCCATCAAGCGATACAATCGTAAATGTGTTAGTCCTTACACCTTAGTTTTTCTTCTCCCCACTTATTTTTTTGCGGGAATGAGTGGGGAAATAGCAAAATTAAAAAAAGAATATGTCAATAATAAAAGATATAAAAATACCAGTACCTACAGAAGGAGTAATTCGTTCATCTCAGTTGAACGATTCTATATGCCCAGAAAACTCTGTTCAACTTGCTATCAATATGAACTTCGATAGAATTGGCTCAGTTGTAACTCGACCAGGGGCAGAAACATTTGCTACTACTTTAGGTGGTAAAGTTAATGCTTTCGGTACATTAAACATTTTAAATAGTACTAAAAGACTATTTGCTCAAGTTGGAGGAGCTATTTATTCTTGGAATGGGACTTCCTGGACTTCAGTTAGGACAATAGTTTCTGGTGGTAAAGCTAGATTCAGTCAGTTTTTAAATAGAATTTGGATGGTTGACGGCTCTGGTGGTGATGTTCCAATGACTTCTGTAGGTACTGCTTTCGACACTACAGATGTTCCAGCAACATTTCCAAGAGGTGATTATATACAAGCTGGATTTGATGGAAGAGTTTGGGTAGCTGATGCAGCTAAAGATATTCTTTACTACACAGATATAGTTCAATCAATAACTGGAACGAGTTATGTTACTCCTCTTACGTTTTCTTTAGATGAAAACTTTATAACTAAATTTTCTGTTCAAGATGGGGAATCTATTACAGGATTATTCAGGGTTCCAAGAGCTTTACTTCTTTTCAAACAAAATCATATTTATCGTATTTATAATACTGAAAATGTTGACCCATATCCTGCATACAATGTAGGAACATTCTCTCAAGAATCAATAGTTCAAGGAAAAGATGGAGTTTATTTCCACCATTCTTCTGGATTCTATAAATTTTCTTACGATTCACAACCTACAGAAATTTCTCGTAGAGTAAATGATTTCGTAAAAGCTATTCCTAGAACTATGTATGAGAATATAGTAGGAATATATGATGGAACTGATTCTATAAAATGGTCTGTTGGTACTATTACTGTTGAAGGAGTTACTTATAAAAACTGCCAAATGAGATATTCATTATCTACTCAGGTTTGGACTATATATGATTTCGAAGATACAAGTATTACAGCTTTAATTAGATACGATAATGGAACTACTATTGAACAAATAGTAGGAACTTCTACAGGATTAGTTGGTAAATTAGATTCAGGAACTACTGATTTTGGTAAACCTATCTATTACGAAATGGTTGATAGATGGCGTTCTTTTACATCATTAGAAAATAATAAAAAAAGTATTGGTGGTCTAGTTGTTTTAACTAAGAATGGAGCTGGTTCTATGATTCAATATCAGACAGAAGAAGATAGTATGAATAAATGGAACAATTCAGGTTCTCTAGATTCAAAATATGCTTCTGAAATTCCTAACGAAGTAACAAGAGATTTTAATTTAATTAGATTTAGAATATCAGGAAATTCCACAGGGACTCCTATTATTTTAAATGGCATCGAAATTCTTTCATTAGATGGTGCTGATTCAGAATAAAAATATATGAAATTATCAGAATTATTTTTAAATAGATTCCTATACAGGGATAACGACCAAAACTCTGAAACGAAAGGGTCTGAATTTGTATCTGCAGATTCTTCGGGTGAGGCAGTAACTCCCATCGCTTCTGGTGGTGCAGCTAATGATATAAATACAGGAGATACATATATTAATGGGTCAGCTATCGAACCTGGTACTTTTCCTACTGTTGTTCTAGATGTTGCAAATTGGGGATGGGGGCAAACTTGTACCTTTATTTCTGTAGATTCAAATACTGTTTCTTGGGGAGCTGGAGTGTTTACTTCTTCTGATGGTACATCTTACTCAATAGGTTCAGGAAATACAGGTAATATGACAGAGAAAAAGTATATATATTTGTCATTACTAGATTCAGAAACTATATATCAAATAACAGGAACCCCTTCTGAAGCAGTAGGTATTGGTAAAGTATTAGTTGCTGTTGCTGAAAACGGAGCAACTGATGCTACTTATATGTTATCAGAAGCTATTCAGATTGTAGGAGATAATATTCTTGCTAATACTATTAATGCTTCAAGTATTAAGACTGGTCAATTAATAGTTGGCACTAACGTTGGTTTAGGAACAGCCCTTGGAGATGGTGATGCTGCATCTGATGTAAATTCTAACTTTACTTATATTATAGGTGGAAGAATAAGAACAGGGAACATAGAATCAACAGGTTATTCTTATACTTCAGGAGTTTATTCGACTACTGGAATGCAAATAAATTTAGACAATGGTGTAATTCGTGCTAAAAATTTCGCTATTGATGTTTCAGGTAATGCTTATATGACAGGAAGTATAACTGCAGGTTCTGGTAAGATTGGTGGTTGGTCTATTAGTACAACTTCAATGTACACAGGTACAGAAGACCACAGTGGATATACAACAAATGCTGGTGATATTACAATTTATTCTAATGGTTCCGATGCTTCAATTCACGCTAATAAGTTTTATATTGATACTGCTGGTAAAATATTTGCAACAGATGTAACTCTTACTGGTTCAATAACTGCTACTTCTGGAAGTATATCTGGTAGTTTAGTTTCTAGCGGAATTAGTGCAGATAATATAACTGCTGGAACTCTTTCTGGTAGAACAGTTAAAACATCTACAAATAATCAAAGGGTAGAATTAGTAAGTGATACTATAAAATTTTATGCTGATAATGTTCCTAAAGCTACTTTAGAAGGTACTTCTGCTGGTAATGGTGGAGTGTCTAGTACTGGAGATTTTTATTTAGCAAAGGGAAAATCATATTGGATTAAATCATCTACTGGAGGAGCAAATGAATATGGGGGTATAGGAGTTGATACAAACGACCATTTAATTTTAACTTGTGGTACTGCCGATGATATTTTTATTAAAAACAATACTGGTACAAATTTAGTGTATATTAAAGATAATAGTCAGGCTATTTTTTATGACGGAATAAATAGTGAAGGAAATTTCAATGTTGGTAGTTCTTATACATCTAGATTTGAAGGTGGTGCAGTATATTTTAGGTCAGGTACTTATACAGATGCAAAAATACAAGGGAGTTCAACAGAAATGGCTTATGTGTCTCCTTCTGACCACACATTTTATTCAGGGGGGACTGATTATGCTGACGCTATTATAGATAATAATATTTGGTCAAATGGAAGTCTATATGCAGATGGCAATCTTGATGTTGATGGAGATGTAGATGCTGGTGGCAATCTTGATGTTGATGGAGATGTAGATGCTGGTGGTACTAAAAACTTTTTAATACCTCACCCAGGTGGTTCAGATAGATTACTTAGATATACAGCTCAAGAAAGTCCAGAAGTTATTTTAAGACATAGAGGAAAAGCAAAAACTGATAGTACAGGTAAATGTATAATTACATTACCAAATCATTATACTTTAGTAACAGAATCTAAAGGTGATGTAACTGTTAATTTAACTCCTATTGGTAATAATCATTTATTCTTACAAGAAGAACCTACAAATGCAGAAATTAAAGTTGGAAGTGATAATCCAAATGTTTCTTTCCATTATGAAGTTATGGCTATAAGAAAAGGATACTTAAACTCTTTAGTAGAAATAGATATGAATGATAAAAACCTTGAAGAGAGAGATGCTAAATTAGTAAAATCTAAAAAAGAAAAGAGATTAAAAACTATTAAAAACCAAAAAAAAGTAATATAATAAATATATGCAAAGAAATTTTTACAAAAGAGATGGAACTTACTACTACACTGATAACAATCAGCAAATTTATGATGAAGCAGAACTTGCAATGGCAGCTAAAACTGGTAAGGAACTTCCAGACCCAGGGGATTTGGATAATAGTTATAATAGAGTAGTAGCTGAAAATCCCGCTATTAAAAACCTTTTGAATGGAGGTAGTTCTCTTGAAGAAATAATACACGGATTAGAAACAGGTGATTTATCTGGAATAACAAGAGCTGATGGTCAGCCTTTTTCAGTTGATGAACAACAAAAAGCTTTAGCAAGAGCTCAAGAAGATATAAAAGCTGAATATGAAATGGACCAAAAGTTACAGACTAATATTACAGAGAATAAACTAGCTCAAGCTCAAGATGATTATCAGAATTTTTTATTCAGTGAAGGAGATAAATTCAAGGCAGATAAATCTACTATGGACCAAAAAGCAGCAGACTCAGGTGTGCTTTTTTCTGGTAGTAGAGCTCAAAAACAGAGAACTTTAGAAAACTCTTATAATCAAAATCAAGCCTATGCTGATAGAGCTCAAGCTAGAAATATAGATAATTTAGCTTTAGATTATCAATCTAAATATGGAGATGAGGCAGCAAGAGGTTTAGGAAAATATTATAAAGTTGAAGGTGGAAATAAATTTAACGCTGGTGTAGCCAGAGGTGGAGTCGGTACTTCTGGAATATCAAGTATTTATAATACTGGAACAGGTTACGGAATAGGAAGTGTTGGTAGAGATAGAAATACAAATGCTCACATTAGAGCAGGTCAGTATCTTAAAAACTTAAGCAATAAAACTGTAGAAACAGGATATAATAATCAATTATAATTATATGAATCCATTATCACAAATAATCGGAGGTCAAAAGCTAGATACTCAAACTCTACCTTATACAGGTGAGCAGTATTCAGCTAGTGATACCTCAAATGTACA